CTTAGACAACACAGCACTACGGAACTCAAAAGATTCAGTGCTATATGCTGAAGTGTAGTCATAGCCCCAGTTAAGGGTTGCTTTAGTGTTCTGACCACCAATAATTGTAATGTTGAGTTTCTTAAGGAACTTAAGATTCGACTGAGCCTGAAAGTCAAGATAGGCTGAGAAGTATCTAAACTGATAGTTGTTATTGTTGTCGTTGTAGCCTTTGTACTCTGAGATGCCATTATTGTCCCCAAGCAATAATGTACCGTCTCTTTTGGTACAAAAGGCCCTAGGGGTAATACCAGTCCACAGCGTTGCTCTGTGGCTCCCGTTTTGTAACTGCCCTCGCATATCAAAACAGTATATGGCGTTACTGGTGGGAAAACTGATTAGATAGAAGGCTTCATCTTCAGAGTATGCTGACTTAATTGGAGCACTCTGGATGTTAGCCAATCCCATCAAATCTGTACGGACATTCTTAGAGATATCTCGCATTGGCAAGCTCTTCTCTTGAATGACACGATTGAAACTACGGACACCTGAGTCAGCCAAGAAGATAAGGTCTTGTCCTGTACTCTGTAGGCTGTCTCTGGCAATACAACCGACACCTGTAATACTGTCTGCTAACGACATCGTTGCAGGGTCTTGTGGGCCTTGGTAGACGAGAATCTGACGTTTGCCAAAGATCACAAGGTATCCATTGTGTGTCGCTAGTGCTTGAATCTCGTCACTTTGGTCTGCCCACACTTTGTTGACGTTGATGCTACCAGAGCTTCCTTCATCCCAAGAAAACCCATTGAGTAGGTCTGACCAGTAGATTGTAGATTTAGCAGGGTTGACAGCCCATAAGCGTCCGAAGCCTGCAATCACTTCATTACCAGTAGGAACAGTTCCTGAGTAGTTAGGATGGTTCTCTACAAGGTCACACGTGGTTCCATCGTAGTAGATAGGGTCTTGTGAGTCTTGGAAGAGAAACAGATTGCCATTAAACGTCACACCCTTCCAGTTGTCTGCAGTGATTGTAGCGGCAACAGGAGTAATGTCTGTTAGTGTAGTCTCACCAGTGAACACCTTGTTATTACCAGTGGACACTGTAGTGACTGTTCCGTCTGTATCTAAGAACTCAAAGATGCCCTGAAGTGGTGCAGAGCCTAAGGCCGCATTGTCTGTCGTTTGTACTTCATAGCCCTTACGAGCACCTATGCGTCCAAACTGGTCAATGACAGCATTCTCTGCAATCAAACAAAACTCTGTACCGACACTAATGGGGCTGTCTTGGGTGTTGATCCCTGCAAAGCCCGGAGCGGCAATCGTAATGTTTCTGAGTTGCTGTGCCATTAGATTGTTTTCCAGACTGTTTCTTCAGGGTGCTTTTGTGCATCTAAAGCAATTGCATCAGACAGTGCTTGTTGTGCAAACAACACTTGCTCACGTCCTGACTGACCACCTGTCTCACCACGCTCACGAAGTGCGTAAGCATAAGCCCACTGGATGACGGGATCATCAGGTATAACAAGTTCATCTGAGTTTTCAGTGAAGCGTTCTGTACGCTTTAACACTTCAAAACGAATCGTATAAGCACTGCCGGGAATAGGATAGATGTCCACCTGAGTGTCACCTGCGGCATCTACACCGTTGAAACTGTAGTACGCAGGTTCACCACTGGGAGCATTTTCATTCAAGAACGCATTAGACATCCAATCAGCAGTTTGATAATTTAAGAACCGATTGTTGGTATCGTCAATGACACGAAAAACCTTGACACGTTGTCCTGAGCCTGTCAGAGTGTAGTTAAAGACACCTTCAGACGTTGTAGCTGTCAAGGTTGTCCTTAATGGTGACCAGTCCCAAGCATCTTCACAATAGCGTTTAGCATCATTGACAAATTCACCAATGAGTGCAGAGTATGTGTTTTGGTCTACATCGCTCACTGTAGTTTCACGTAAGCGTCTTAAGACAGCATTTACAAGTTCTAAATAGTTCATCTCATCTCTCAGTATACACTATTTTTGTTCATTTGTCAAGACCTACGTTGAAAATTCCCAAGCATTCCTAAGGGTTGCAGGCCTGCTAGGAAGTCAAACTGTGTTTGGTATTGTGATCTTTCTTGTTCTTCTTCAGTAGGAGCTTTACCACCGCCTGTGGTGCTTAACAATCCTGCGAATTGCATAAGGTCTAGTGTGGGCATAGAAATATCTGGGCCATCTACCTCTGGTAAGTCTGGGCCTTCTATGCCTAAGCCTGTGTCTTCACCTTCAGGCATATCAAACTCAGGTAAATTTTCGGATACATAATCTTCAAGCTCTGCGGCTTTTTCAACAATTACGTCTTCTACTTTAGCAAGACCTTCAGATATATCCTGAGGTAAATCAGTTTCAGGAATATTTTCAGATATAGCGTCATCTATTTCAGAGCCTATTTCAACTATATTATCTTCAACTTGAGCTAAACCTTCAGAAATTTCTTGTGGTAAGTCAGTCTCAGGAAGATTCTCTGAAACAACATCATCGAATTGTGCGGCGGCATCTGAGACAACATCAGCACCTGCGGCTAATGCCTCTGATGTTTTTTGTGCTAAGTCAAATGGATCAAGATCAATACCTGTGTCACCAAAAGCTAAATCTAAATCACCTGATAAGTCAGCATCAATATCTAAATCGACAGTACCACCTTCATCAACGTATTTAGACACACCTGCTAAAGCGGCTTCGTCTTTGTCAGCCCCTTGGTCAAGTTGTACTGCAGTGTCTAATGCACCCTTAACTGCGGCAATTTCATTGGTTGTTTCAGCACCTGTAGCGTCAACAATAGTGTCACCAAAGTTATCCACAATAGACTCTGACAAGTCTTTTCCTTGGGATACATCAACGACTGTCTTAACTGTTGCTTCATTGTTTTGTACAAAGTCAACAACATCAGATCCTACAGTGTCCTCTACAGATTTTTTAATACTCTGCCCGATCTCTGTGTCTTCTAAAGCACCACTTGTAATTTCATCGACAACAATTGATTCAATGCTTGCACCGTCTGCTAATTTAGCACCCACCTCAAGGCCTTTAGAGGCCGCATCAGAAATATTTACATCCGCAAGGTTGGTTCCTGCGGCAACTAAGCCTGCAATATCAGCACCTGAAAGTTCTTCACCACTGTCGAGTTTTGCATAAGCATTAAGCACTGTGCCGACTGCAGGATAGAATATAGAAACGCCTAAGCGAGCCAAAGGGTTTTGGATGAGGTCATCTGCAAAGTCAACAACTTCGCCTAGTTTTTCACTAAGCCATCCACCAGAGTCTCTCCAAGAGTATGTGTACCTAGGAAGACCATTTTGGTCAATGTAACGAATATCAACACTACCTCTAGGGGCAGTTTCACTACCTTCTCTAGCATAAACAAACTGCTCATCAATATAAGGGTTGTTAGATGTATTTGCAATGCCTGTGATTCCGCCAACGTCATCTTTAAAACGATACGAATTAACCCTTAACCCTGTAGACTCAACAACGTCTTGTGGAATCAAAAGACCTTTCTTAGAAACTAATTTACTAAGGTCATCGTTAGTTCCACCAGTGATGCCATAAATTGATTTTCGGCCTCGTGATCCTGATACTTTTTCAGGAATTGCTGATAAATCCACCCCAACAGCAGAGTTGAATATCTCGTCTCGTTGATCGCTTACAAATGCCCTTGAATGATATTGGACAGGTTTTTCAGCAGGCCTACCGGGAACATCCCACTCGTAAACATAACCTTTGTTAATATAGCTGTCAGAAACAAATAAGAAATCACCTTGGTTTGTTTTTATTGTGATTCCACTGATTTTGTCACCAGTGTTAAGTCCTTCACCAATCCCAGTAACAACAAGCTCACCATATTTATCAGTGTTAAACGTAAGTTGCTCTTGTGGTTCCGGCTCACGAGCTTGTATATTCGGAGGAATTGTAATCCCCGATAAACCTATTTTTTTGGGTGCAATAACAGGAATAGCCATCTACATCACCACTTCTTACAAGACCAATAACGGGCCGTTAGCTTACTAGGTGGACTTGTGTCACACTTGTGCCTAGCTCTAAAGCTCTTACGTCTTGCCGGAATGTCTTTCTTGATGGTCATGTTAGGATCACCAAAGCGAATTGTTTTAGTCTTGTCACCTTCTTTGGCAAC